TATTGAGGATAATGCCGAACTGCGGCTGCAGTCACTGCCGAATCTGGTGCGGCTGGAGGCTCGCAATGCCAATATGGAGGGGGAGGGGCGGATTGATATTCGGGAGCTCATCCGTACAGCTCTCCGGATGCGCCCTGAACCCCACCATTATAAAAAAGTGAGGTTTAGAGCTTAATAAAAAGCCGCTCCCCGTCCCAAGTACATTCCTGAATTACAGCGCGAGCGATCGCGTTTTTTTCTTTGTCGTCGAAGCCATCCAGGCCATGAATCAGCTTCGCAATTTCCGCAGCCGTGGCCTTGGCATCCTTCGCACTGGCAGCAGCCCGGTGGCTTTCCATCTCGGCCAGCGAGGCTTCGCGCTTCAGAGCACCCAGCTCAACGTCCAGGCGTTCCATTTCCGCGATGATATACTTTGATGCAGCGGAATCCTCGGCCAGAGCTAACGATGCAGCCAGGCGGCCGATCTTACGCTCACAGGCAGACACGCGAGCCTGCGCAGCCTTCAGATCAGGAACATCGGCCGGAGCTTCCGCTTTGACGAATTTCTGAATCAAGGCAGGATCCGCAGTGATGCCGCGGAATAGCTCCAGGACTTTCTCATCCAGCAGATCGCATTTGATCTGCCCCATGTCGCAGGCATCCACACCCTGCCTCATTCGCTTCCTGCAGTAATACCAGGAAGAACAGGTACCGTCGACCTTTTTCTTTCTGGAGACCTGCATCAGGTTTCCGCACTTGCACCGGAGCACGCCCTTCAGGAGAGGCACTGGCCACTTTGCATCCTTGATGCATTTATTCTGAGTGAACCTGGACTGCACCGCGAGCCATTTCTCGGCTGGCATGAAGGGTTTGTGCTTTCCAAGACACACGGTCCACTTCTCCGGCGGCTGCGCCTGGTGCTTTTTGTTTTTCTCGGTCGACCGGCCATAGATGATCACACCGACAGATCCGTCCCACATTTCACGTGGGGAGCCAGGATCCATGATGCAGCCCTTCGCGGCATAGAAGTCGTACACTTCCGGAGTCGCCTCGACGCAATACGGCATGGTCAGCATTTTATGCAGCTGCGTGGTCGAGAAGAACTTCCCGCTTTGCGTCCGGATGCCCTGGTTTTTGAATCGCGTCTCCATCCCCTGCAGGCTGCAGTTATAAGCCAGGAAGGTATCGAAGATCTGCGTCACGTAGCGAGCCCCGTCCGGATCCACCTCAATGGAGCAGTGCTTCTTCCCATTCACAACAATATGCTTCCTGACGTAACCAACCGGAGGATTACCGCCGGTCCAGTATCCCTTTTTAGCAAGGCCCAGCATATTATCCGTAACACGGGCCGCGATGGTTTCACGCTCCATCTGAGCGAAGACCACCGTGACATACATCATGGCGCGCCCGATCGGCGTCGTGGTGTCGATATTTTCCTTTATTGAGATGAACATCACGCCATGCTCCTCCAGGAGCGCGTAAATGTTCGCAAAGTCCCGGACGTCCCTGGAAAGACGATCCAGCTGATAGACTACCAGGACATCGCAGAAGCCGCCCTTTATAAAAGACAGCATACGCTGCAGATCCGGCCGGGACGTATTCGCACCAGTGAAGTCTTCATCAGAGAACTGCTGCCAGGAATCCACCTGGCCGGAAAACTTCGACTCGCAGTATTCCCGGTTCATCCGGAACTGATTATCGATAGAATCTGATTTATCAGAAAATACGGATTTTCGTCCGTAGGAAAAGAACCTCATCGTCCCACCTCCCAAAAAAGAGTATAAAAAATAAACCCTTGCGGATTTACGGAAACGGCTGTAAAATATTTATGCAAAGTTTGACAGCTTCCGCAAGGAAGAACAGGTCGCCTGGTGTTCGCAGCACCGGGCGATTTTTTATTTACATTTCTTAATCAATCCACGAAGACCTGGCAGTCCGTCCAGAAATTCATCCTCAAAATCCGAGCAATTCACCCAAGAAGACATCAGTACATTGTGGTCAATCAGAAACTGAAGAATGGGCCGCGGCAGATTTCGCTCAGGGAAAAGCGGCGCTTCATCCAGCGCATGCTGAATTAAAGCTGACGCATCGGCGCGATACATTCCGTCAAATACCGGAACGCCGAGCTTCTTCATAAGCTCAAGCTGAGCCTCCGTTATTTCTGGCATTTCTAATTCATGCGAATACGGAGGAAGCAGGCCGGTGCGCGCTTCCACATCAGAGATCGCTTCCCAAGAACCACAGAGAACACGTCTGGTATTTTTTCTCCTGGTCCCTGGATTTATCCCGGTAATTTTATACCGAAGAATGCGATCATCTGGCAGTTTCGCTATTGGAGCAGAAGGAGCGGATCGCCGCGGAACAATTCTATCAAAAAATCCCACGACTACGCCTCCTTTTTATTTGCTCCTCCGTTTCCACCATTCGAGAGAGATGATCCTGCCGCTGCTTTTTTCTGAAGCTCAAGCTGCTGCCGGTATGCCTCCACTTCCGCATCGATATCCAACTCCGAAGCGGAACCCGAAGGAAAAGCCTTCGCATTCGGATCCAGGTCTTCAAGAGCAGCCACGACATCAGTAATGAAGTCGATAATCGTCTCGCGTGAGCCAGCCTTCAGGTTTATGTATTTTTCAATCAGAACCTGGTCGGCATTGGAAAGATCGTACCTTTTAACCAGAGCCTCCAATTCATCGCTGGCATCCGGAGCAAACATCTCGCCGGTTCCATCACGGAGCCATTCTTCATTCACACCGAACTCCCTACAGATAAGAGAGACCACAGAATCAGTCGGCACATTCCTGCCAATTTCATAGTTTGCAATAGCGCCGCGCTTGACGCCGATGCGATCAGCGAACTCTTGCTGAGTCAGATCCAGATCGCGGCGAATTTTTCTTATTCGGTCTTTCACGATTTCACCACCTTTCACGATTCATTATAAAACTCCAAGAGCAATAAGTCAAGCAACAAAGACACAAAATGCAACAAAAGCACAGAAAAAGCATTGACAAAAGTGCCTATGTTGCATATAATAGCAACAGAAGCACAAAAATAGAGCACCAAACGGAAGGAGGAAACACCATGGCAAAAGCTAAGAGATACACAGCAGAGCAGCTCAGCGACGCTGAGAAGATGGCAGCAGCCCTCGCGAACGTTCCGGAGGAAAAGAGAACCCTCGTCATAATGATGACAAACTCATTCATGGCCGGAATGGAAGCACAGAAAGCCATTGACGATACAGCAGCCAAAGCAGCAGCGCTGGCATAAACACACAACTGAATAAGAAGCAAGAGGAAGCATGACACCTCAATAAAAACTGTCTGGTCTGGCGGAGCCGATGCAATAAATCCGCTCGGCGGATAACCGGAGCCTGCGGCCAACCGTCGTAATTGGGAGAGGTAGCGTGAGCCCAAGTAAAACAATGGCGGCTAGGAGGCAGATGAGAACACCAGGAGAGAGAACATCCGGAGCATGGACTGGTGGGTGCGCAATACACCCGGATGGCGGCGATGAAACAGACCGCACTGCAGGCAACAGCTATACGGCTACCCCACACAAAACTCAGGGAGCAAACAGCGGACAGGTTCTTCTTCAACCCTATGGAGAACCTGTCACAGACTGCCGGGCCCAGCCAAGCCTAGAGAGCAATATAAACAGCTCCGGAAGTCAACTACTAAATTAAAGAATTTATAAGAAGGAAGTGAGTAAGATGCAGAGGTATCAGACAGAGGATGAACGCCGGAAAGCAATGAGAGCTAGGATCAATAAAACAATAAAGAGAGGAAAACGCCGGAAACGAATCATCCGAAGATTGAAGAAGGCAGTGCCAGGAATCTGCATCGGAGTACTTATCGCAGGCATGGGAGCCTGGTGCATAGCAGCTCCACTCCCGGATCCAGACGACTATGAGCCCTACCGATTCCAGGCAGAGAACGGTCAATGGTACACCCAGGAAGAATACGAACAGATGAGCCGAGAAAGAGATGCATACCATCAGCGGGAGCGTGAGGAAGCAGAGAAGGAAGCTCAGATGATCAGAGACTACCAGGAACAGTACCAGAAGGACCAGGAAGCAGAATGGAAGCTCTACCAGGAGCAGACGCGGTCAGGATTGATTCACAGCATGGACTTTGAGGCAGACGATGCATACCTGCTGGAGAAGATCGCAATGGCTGAAGCTGAATCAGAGGACACCGAAGGCAAGGCACTGGTCATGCTGGTAGTTCTGAACCGAGTATGGGATGCAAGATTCCCGGACACGATCGAAGAAGTGATCATGCAGGACGGAGCATTCACACCGGTGAGCAATGGCAGATATGACAAGGTGGAGCCGGATGCCGACTGCATGAAGGCAATGGAGCTGATCACAGTAGAGCACTGGGATGAAAGCCAAGGAGCCCTCTACTTTGAAAAGGCCAGCGACGAAAGCACCTGGCATAGCAGGAACCTGCAGAAGTTATTCACACACGGAGCGCACACCTTCTACACGGAGAAAGAGTGAGGACAAATGGGAATCAGAATGGAAGTCAAGCTGACGGATGGGTACCAGCAGCGCTTCACAAGTGCGTGCCTGGCTCAGATCGGAAGCAGAAAAGAGGTAACGAAGATTGAAGATGGCAATGAAGGATGGAAAGATCATGCTGATCGAAGTGGACAACACACAGATGGCGATCATAAAATCCTGGAACTCAATGAAGTACGACCGGCGCAAGAACATGATGATCGGAGACTGCAGCAAGGAACTGCTGGACAAGCTCTCCAAGATCGTGAGACTGCCACCGGCCATAGAAAGCTACAGGCAGCGATTGGATGAAACGCAGCGAGCCGTAGATAAGATGCGAATCGAGAAGGAACCAGAGGCCCTGGTCAAATACCCGGTGCAGGGCAGCCTTTACGAGCACCAGGTAAGAGCAGCCAACATGGCACTCCTGACATTCGGTCTCGCGGATCCGAAGGAGGTGCTCTGATGGATTACCAGAAACTGATAGATAGACTGAAGCGAATGCAGATCGACATCAATGACGCAGATGCCGTGGCAGAGGCAATCGACATTATATCAGATTATGAGAAAGCCACAGCGCAGACCGCAGAACTGATCCAGAAGTACGAACAGCCAGCAATGGCGGTCAGACGTGCAGCAGGGCTTTATACCTGCCCGCTTTGCGGCAAGAGAACACAGGTCGGCCACACGCACTGCCACTGGTGCGGAAAGAAGCTCACCTGGGACAGAGAAGCATACGCAGACCGCGACTACCCACGCATGAGTACGAAGGGAGGCAGGAGACGTGGACTATGAGAAACAAGCAATAGACATTCTCCAGATGCTCGCTGGAAACTCACCGTTCACGATCGCCGATAGCGGAGGAAAGGATTCATCCGTCCTGACACACATAGCCTTGAAAAGCGGCTGCAAGTTTAAAGTGCAGCATTGCCACACGACCGTAGATGCGCCGGAGACCGTCTACTTCATCAGAAGGAAATTCCAGAAAATGCGGAGCATGGGAATCGAATGTGAAATCCGGTATCCAAAAGAGACAATGTGGCAGCTGATCGTCAGAAAGGGGACACCTCCAACAAGGAAGATGCGATATTGCTGCTCTGAGTTGAAGGAAAACCACGGAATCGGCGAAAAGCTCGTAACCGGAGTAAGAAAGGCCGAAAGCGCGAACCGGAGGAAAAATCAAGGCGTCGCAACCTTTCCAAAGCCAAAGAAAAATATAAAAGACTTAGTGGATGATGAAAATTTTCACTTAACCGACAAGGGGGGGGTGGTAGTCCTAAATCTTGACAACGACGAAAATCGCAGAATCGTGGAAAATTGCTACCGAACGCAAAAAGTCCTGATAAATCCACTGATCGACTGGGACGATGAGTACCTGCAGTGGTACATAAAACGAGAAGAAATCGAACTCAATCCACTGTATGGATGCGGCTGGGACAGAGTCGGGTGCATTGGATGCCCGATGGCTGGAAAGCATAGATACTTTGAATTTGAGAGATACCCAAAATACAAGCAGGCATACATCCGGGCATTTGACAAGATGCTGGAAGTCAGGGAAGCCAAAGGCCTCAAGAAAATGCGTGGCTGGGAAGACGGCAAGTCGGTATTCAGGTGGTGGATTGATGAAAAGTGGAATCCAGACCAGATGGAAATCAAGGACTGGCTATACGAGATCGGAGCAATAACCGCAGATCAATACGATGATGAACATTTTATTTATTGAAGGAGGAAAGCAAATGGCAGCCAACACAAATAAGGGCTTCGGTCTTTTATTTGAAATGGGATGCGGCAAGACCAGAACTGCGATCGCCATCGCAGGAGCCGCATATGAAAAAGGCGCGATCCAGAGAGTCCTGGTAATCGCACCAACGTCCGTCGTGTCGGTCTGGCCAAAAGAGATCGCAGAGGTCGCAGACTTTAAAGTGACCTGCAAGGCGCTCCTGGGAACGAAGCAACAGAGGATCCGAATGATTGAAGACCTGCAGGCGTTCCCGTTCAAAGCGCTCAAGGTCGCCGTGATCAACTACGAATCAACCTGGAGAGATGGACTATTTGAGAAGCTCCAGGAATATGACGCTGACCTGATTATATGCGATGAGAGCCAGCGAATCAAGACACACGACGCAGAACAGAGCAAAGCAATACATAAGCTAGGAGACCAGGCAAGGTACAAGCTCATCCTCTCCGGAACACCGGTACAGAATGATGCAATCGACATCTGGAGTCAGTACCGGTTCCTGGACGCCTCGATCTTCGGCCGGAACTTTTACCAATTCAGAAACCGGTACGCGATCATGGGAGGCTTCAACCGGAAGCAGATCGTCGGATACAAGGACTTGGACGGTCTGATCCGAAAAGAGCACTCGATCGCATTCAGAATTACGAAGGAAGAAGCAATCGACCTGCCGGAGCAGACATTCATCAAGAGGAAGGTCCAGCTCGGCAAGAAAGAGAAAGACTTATACAACCAGATCAAGCGAAGCAGCTATGCGGAGCTATCCAACGGAGATAAGATCACGGCCACAACCGTACTGACAAGGCTCCTGAGACTGCAGCAGCTGGCCGGAGGATTCCTGGTCACAGACGACAGCGACAAACCGGAGCTAGATCGGAAGAGCGTCGTGTAGGGAAAGAGTGTAGATCTCGGTGGTCGCCGTA